AGCATATATATAGGGGCGAAGCCCCTTATATAATATATATTATAATATATAAATAGGTTTACCTAAGCCTCTAGTCGAGTACTCTCCTGTCCTCCTGGGGGTTTAGGTAATACAATTAGACAGGGGAAAATTAATGATTCAATTAGGTGATTACAAATTACCTGGACATATAAGTTATTCAGCATTCACAACTTACCTGACCTGTGGTTATCAATACTACCTAGGTCGTTTAATGCAACTACCTGAAGAGCCAAGCATTTGGTCTGCTGGTGGTAGAGCATTTCACTACGCTGCAGAATTGTGGGACTTAGAAAATGAGTAATGCTTATTGGGATATTGCTTGGTTAAAAGAAACTAAAGACTTAGATTTTTCTAAAGCAAGAATTGCTGGACGTTCAACCAAGGCTAACCCTGACAGAGAAGATGCTGTCTGGTGGATGAACCAAGGTTCAATCTGGGTAGATAATTATATTATGTGGAGAAAGAATAACCCTGACTGGAAGATATGGCGCACACCTGAAGGTGCTAAGGCAGTCGAAATAGAACTCAATCCTGTTATCGCAGATGTTCCTGTGAAGATGGTGATTGATAGAGTCTTTGAAGTTAACGGTCAACTTGTGATTGTTGACTTGAAGACAAGTGCAAGAAGACCTGTATCTGATTTACAACTTGGTTTCTACAAGGTTGGACTTGAGATGCAGTTCGGAATAGAAGTCAATTTAGGAAACTACTGGATGAGCCGTGAGGCTGGGACAGGAGAGATGATTGACTTAAGTAGGTATACACTTTCAATGCTTGAATATATGGTGTCAGGCTTTGATAAGGCTCGTAAGGCTGGTGTATTCTTACCTAACCTATCCAGTTGCAGTTTCTGTGGACTTACAGAACATTGCACATTTAAGAAAGAGAAATGATGACTATAAACATCAACATATCAGGTCAAGACATTCTTGTTGCGCTTGACTTAAAAGTAATAACAGAAGAAGAAGCCCGACATATGTTTGGCTTTGATACCCCAAAGGAGAAAGCAAGTGAATAACGAAGACTGGAAACTGCAAGTTTCTATCCGCACAAGTGATAGTCGTGATTCAGATATGATTAACATTCGTGCAAATACTGCTGATGAACTCAGCGTATTACTTGAAGGTATAAGTGACTACTCAGCACAAGTCGCAGCGACTGCAAAGATGGTACGTGGTGCTTATAACTTAGCCCCTTTGGGGACATCCGCTTCAACTCCAAGCACTCCGCAATCCACTACCTCCGCACCAACCCAAGCCTCGGCTCCATCAGGTACAAATAGCCCAACTTGCATACACGGTGCAAGAATATTCCGTAGTGGTGTATCAAAGAAGAACGGACAACCGTACGCATTCTGGTCTTGCCCTGAACCACAGGGTGCGACTCAATGCAAACCAGTTAACTAAATAGAATTAGAAGAGGGGTAGTTATAGGGGAAGTAACTGCCTCTCTTCTAACTTAAGACAGGAATATAATGATTGAAATACTTTGGCAATTAGAAATGTACTTATTAGATTTAGAAATGTACAAGTTTATTTTAGAATGTTTTATCAAGTTCGGATTAAATAATTGAAGACACTTGTCCGTTCTGTAGGAAGAGCGGATATAGGTGGCGAACCGTTGCCCTCTGTGTTCAAGGCTTTTGATTCTAACAAAATAATATTTCGTCGAGCAGAAGTATCTATGCTTGCTGGAACGCCTGGTGTTGGTAAGTCTACGCTTGCCTTAGCCTTGGCACTTAAGATGAAAGTTCCAACACTTTACATCTCAGCAGATACTAATGCACATACTATGGCTATGCGCCTTGCATCAATGATTAGTGGCAAAAACCAGAGTGATGTAGAACAACTACTTCAGAATGATTTGGGCTGGACCAAAGCCACTCTTGCAAAGGGTAGCCATATTGTATGGTCTTTTGAATCAAGTCCATCACTACAAGATATTGATGAAGAGGTACAAGCCTTTGAAGAACTATGGGGTTGTCCTCCTGTTGCTATCTTTGTAGATAACTTAATGGATATTGCAACTGATGGCGGTGAAGAGTTTGCTTCAATGAGAGCGATTATGAAAGAGTTAAAGTTTTTAGCACGTCATACAAACGCTGGAGTTATTGTTCTTCACCACACTAGCGAAGCAGTAGAAGGTCGTCCTTGCCAACCACGTTCTGCATTACAAGGAAAGGTAGCACAACTACCAGCCTTGATTGCAACACTTGGTGTAGTGGGAACATCAATGGCTGTAGCACCTGTAAAAAATAGATATGGCAGGGCTGACGCTAATGCCAATATAAATGTGTGGCTTGCATTTAATCCTGAGTATATGTATATGGATGACATTCCAGAGAGCGCATAATGATTGTTGACTTAAGTCAGGAAGAAGTACGTGTGTGTACTATGCTGGCTACTGAGCGTTGGCTTGCTAAGTTTGGGTCAACTGATAAACCTAACTATGCACAAGGTAAGGCAGATGGAAAACTAGAGCACGAACTGCTGGCAAATGTGAGAGCAAATATCTGTGAGTGGGCTGTGGCTAAACAGTACAACCAATCTTGGAATGTTCCTTGGTACCCAAATGCTCTTCACCCCCAAAGAAAATCCTTGCCAGATGTGGGTAACAACTACGAGGTCAGGTCAGTTAGAACTCAAAACTCTATTCCGTTTTGGGATAAGGATAAAGATAACTATATATTTGGAGCCAAGGTATTAGAAACAGATTACTATTCTAAAGTGGAGGTATATGGATACGTCGAGCCTACCAAGTATATGACGGATGAATGGTATGATTCGTACATAAGCGGTTGGCGTGTGCCAGTTACTGAGTTTAAGGAATAATACTGTGGCATCTCAATCACGTAAGCATAGGGGCTATCGTAGTCAGAAAGTATTGGCTATGTATTTAGCAGAGAATGGATTTCCATATGCTGAAAGTACTGGTGCAGGACGAAGTGGTTCAGATATAACTGGATGTATTGGTATTGATTGGGAAGTAAAAGCAAGAACTGGATTTAATCCATCTAGTGCTGTTGCACAATTAAAAGAAAGAGCAAAGAAAAATATACTAGGTTTAGTTTGTTTAAGACTAAACGGACAGGGGGAACAGAAGGTGAAAGATTGGGTTGTAGTCTTAAGACTTGAAGATGCGGTTAATCTACTTAGAGAGGCGGGGTATGGTGATAAAAAATGATAGCGACTTACCAAGTATCAAAGAAATCCTTGCACACTACGGAGCAAAGTTCAGAAACAGTCACGGTCAAGTCAACATCCGTTGTCCATTCCACTCAGACACACATCAATCTGGAAGTGCAAACCTTGATAAAAATATTTTTATATGTTTCGCCTGTGGAGTACAGGGAAATAGTTTACAAATCATTTCAAAATACGAAGGAGTAAATATCCGTGAAGCAAAGCGTATCGCAGAAGGAATTGTTGGGCAAAGCAACAGAGAAATACAGTCAAAACATTTATCAGGCGGAAGATTACCTCAAGCAAAGAGGAATTCCCCTAGAAGTAGCACGGCTGGCGCGATTAGGCGTAGTCGTGGAGCCTGAAGTTGGGCACGAAGCATTCATTGGAAGGTTATCTATCCCGTATATCACCAAGACTGGTGTTGTTGACTTGCGATTTAGGTCTCTTAATCCTGCTGTTGAGCCTAAGTATATGGGGTTAACTGGTGCAGAAACTAGAATGTACAACGTGCTTGATGTTGATAAGGCTAACGATATTATCGGAGTGTGTGAGGGTGAACTAGATACTCTTACTATGTCTGCTTGTGTCGGTATTCCTTGTGTTGGTGTACCTGGTGCTAACAGTTGGAAGAAACATTACACAAGATTGCTTGCAGATTTTCAAAGAGTCTTTGTCTTTGCAGATGGTGACCAACCTGGCACAGAGTTCGCCCGTAGTCTTGCTCGTGAACTACCCGTAACTATAGTACAGATGCCTGACGGCGGAGATGTTAACTCTGTCTATGTAGCAGAGGGTGCTGACTTTATATTAAGGAAAGTAAATTCATAATGCTAGACGATTACCATTGTGAGAACTGCAATAGAAGTTTTGATAATGGCTTTGAGTTTGTTGAACACTTTATGGAGGAAGAGTGTGATGATGTCTTTGACCCTTATCTAATCCTACCTAATGGGGTTAAGTTACAGGTCGGTTCATTACTTAGGTTTATTTATGACCACGCTGAACATCCTGAACAGATTAGAAAGATAAGTGAATCTACCTATGTGACTTTATTTGCAGCAGAAAATCAGGTAGAAGAGGTAGAAGAAATGATTAAAGAGATGGTGGTTAGTTCGGAAATGTTGAAGTTTGATGATAGTCTTAAGACACTATTAGAACAAGCAGACCCAGATGATATTGGAGGAGATGATGAATAATTCAACCAAGTTTGAGAAAGATGTAAGAGCGGTGATGCAAGAGTTGGGTGACTTGTTGATTCAGAAACATTATGACTATGGTCCTAAGAATATTGCTGAGTCTCCTGGTGGTCCAATTAACGGATTACGTGTGCGTATGTGGGACAAACTAGCCCGCATTAATAATTTATTTGATAAGAAAAGAGAAGCAGTAAATGAACCATTAGAGGATTCATTTAAAGACTTAGCAAACTATGGAGTCATAGGGCTTCTAGTCTTAAGAGATAAGTGGGATAAGTGAGAGAGCAGGAACTATTTGATTGGCTTAAAGTAGAATACTTTCCAGACCTTGAACATTCTCCAAATGAATATGATGGATTTGATTGTATAACTGCAGAGAATAAAATGTTTATAGAGTTAAAGTCAAGGCATACTCACTACCCAACCCTGCTTATTGAGAAGAAGAAGTATGATTTTTTATTGGAAAAATCTTCCGTCTTAAGTTATAACCCTTACTACATAAACTCCACACCAGAGGGTGTATGGTCTTTTGATTTAAATGATATGCCTGAACTTGAGTGGGCAGAGAAACGATTACCTGTTACTACTGAGTTTACTAACACAAGTTACACAATGAAAGTAGTTGGCTTCCTCCCTGTCGAAAAGGGAAATAAACTTAAATGAATTGGGACGAAGTAAAGAAGTGGGATTATATTGTAGACACAGTAGCCTTAGAATACAACAGGAAGTTTAATATGGTAGAGGTTGCTGACTTAAGACAGGCATTATGGTTATGGTTTGCTGAACACCCAAACAAATTAAAAGAATGGGAAGCAAAGGGTGAGCGTGATGCAAAGAACTTAATCTATAAGTCGTTAAGAAATCAGGCTATTGATTACTGCCAACGCTGGAAGGCTAAGTCTGTTGGCTATGATGTTAGTGATTTGTTTTATTACACATCTGAAATTGTAGAAACTATATTACCTGCTGTCTTAAGACAAGAGTTTGGTGTGTCACATAAATTAAATCTTGGTGGTCCTGGTCGTCCTAGTGCACCATCAGAAGGTGGAAACTTAGTAGTGCTTATGCTTGAAATTGATTACGCATTCTGGAAGTTAAGTAAAGAAGACAGACGCATATTGTTTATGCGCCACGCAGAATCTTTAGACTTCAAAGAGATTGCTAATGTCTTAAGTCTTGGGTCTGAAGACGCATCTCGTATGAGACACAAGAGGGCTATTGGTAAACTAGTTCGTAGACTAGGTGGATACAAGCCTTACAATGATAAAGATTTTGCTGAGTCAGAGGAATCTGAAGAGGAAGAACCACCTTTACAAGGTGAACAATAGGGCATTTTGCCCCGTTTTTTCCCTTGTCTTTCAAAGGTTTTGCCACATTTAGGGCAGACTAATTCAATCATTTGTTGTCCGTCTTATAAAATCCTGTACCCTTAAACTGAACAGGCAATGGAGTAAATACTCTGTCTGCATTATTACCACATACACAGTTAACGTCGTGACTTCGTTCATCTACACTTCTACTTAAGACGTAAACTGCTTTACATTTATTACATCTATACTCATAAGTTGGCATTTATATTTCCTCGTCTATCGGTGTTGGTGCAGTTGCTATTGCTCCACAAACTACGCAAGTCTGTCTTAAGTCGTACCAACTAACACTTCTTTCTTCTGTATCCCACATTACATTTACTTGCCACAATTTAGAACCACAAACACACACCATAATTGGTGTACCAGTTAAGTCTAACATCAATAATAATTTCTTTTTAAATGAAAGTTCCACGCTTTGCAGGGTGTGGTGTATCTGTGCTTTATATATTTATACGCCCTTAAAATCTGAATCTCTGGCATACTAGACTTCTCACCTAGCACTTGTCCTATTCCGTATGCAGTTGACTTAGGGTTGTCTGCGAACTGGTCGAACCTTGACTCGGCTGTAAATAATTTAGAGATGCAACTCCATTGCTTATCCTTCCAACCGTAGCCAGCCCACGCAAACTCTTTGGCTATTCTTTTGTTCTCTTTCTTTTCTTGCGGGGTTGCTTTAGTTCTCTTACTGATAACTGGTATCTCATCTTTAATGCTTTGTTTTATTTTATCTGATATAGATAGCGAGGTCATTGAGGCGAAGACAATACCTATGGAAATAATTCCTACAGATTTTCTCATCACGACGCTCTTGCAATCTTAGACCTTACCTTCAATCGGAAATACTCTTCAACGTGTTGTTTCTTTTTTGGTACTTTGCCCTTCATAAATAATCTTTCTGAATACATAAGCCCACCCCAAACTGAACCAGAAAATAAATTGTCTTGTTCTAATCCCGTCTTAAGACATTGCTCTCTCACGGGACAACCATTGCATATGTTTATTGCAACTTGAACTTTTTGTACTTCGTATTCGTAATCATCAGGGTTGTTAGTTCGTTCATAGAACCACCAATCTGGGTCATATCCTATGCACGAGGCTTTCTTATACCAACTAGGTTGTTTAACTACTCCATCAAGATTCATTCTTTACCGCCTTAAGTTGTAATACTGGCAAAACATTTACACACTTGCCGTGGTGGTTGTCTTGAAACACCTCCTGCGCCTTGTACTGTAGGGAATATAGTACCTCATCTTGCTTATCTGGGTCATATAGTTCGAAGTTTTCTGGTAATAAATCCTCATTTACCCACACATCTACCACTCTAACGCCCTTTGTTTCATAAGTTAATCTATATTGTTTCATAATTAATCC